CATTTGCGGACGGATTCCTCGCCGGCCTTGCGATAGGGCGGGCCGCAGGGAAGCAAGACGTAGACAACCAAATCAAGTGGGCGACGAATAATTTTGACGAGATCATCGCCATATTCGACGCTGAAATGGAGCGCATCGAAAAAACACTTGCGGAAAAAATTAACATCACAGCATAATAACAACTTGCAGGGGCGCGGCGCCGCTTTGGTTTCCCTCCCTGGCCTTAGATTGGCGCCCCCCTGCCTTTTTCAACTATTGCATCACAGTCGATAAGTGTGGATAATAAATTTGGCGTTGGATTGTCTAACGCTGTAACCATGAGGAACCGAAACCAAGGGTCAGTCAATACCGGGGCAGAACGCCACCGGGTTGACACAAAGGGATTAAATGAAGGTAGCAAATAGGATACCATCGACAACGTGGGATGTAACAATTGGTGAAGGACACCACTTGAAAGTTTCGCTGGCTTACGACAAAGATACCGGGATATTGCGGGAAGTGGTTTTTGTAGGACGGGGAAAATCAGGGCATGGACTGGACGACATGCTTTCGGAACTCGGCATCAAGCTATCGAGAATTATTCAGGGTCGAGACCCGGAGAGTGGAGAGGACCATGAACCCTAAGCGCCAAGCGTTTGTGCGGGAATACGCCGTTAGCCGGAACGGCCTTCAATCCGCGATCCGCGCTGGATATTCAGAAAAAACAGCGGGCCAAATCGCAAACAACCTATTGAAAATTATTGAAGTTAAGGAAGCCCTAGCGGAACTTGAGGCACAGCACGCCGATAAATGCGGTGTAACGATTGAGAATCTTACAGCAGAGATTGAGAAGGACCGGGAGCAGGCCCGCCAACTAGGCCAGCCAAGCGCTGCGATAAGCGCAAGCATGGGGATAGCGAAACTACACGGACTGGTGGTCGATAGGGCGGAAAACAAGAACACTAATGTCAACGCTGACGTTACTGACCAGATTATGAAGCCAGAGGAATGGGCGGCGCACCACAAGCCACACTGACCCCCATAGCTTGGGCCCCCTTCAGCCAGCCGCAGCAGGCATTAGTCCAGTGCCCATTAGACGAAATATTCTTTGGTGGCGCACGCGGCGGCGGCAAAACAGACGCCATGCTAGGGAAGTTTTCCCTTAAACAAAAAAAGTACGGCGCCGCTACGGTCGGAGTTTTCTTCCGTAAGACACGGGAGGATTTAAAAGAGGCTATTGAGCGGTCCAAGGAAATCTACGGCCCTATGGGGGCAATCTACACGGACCAGAAAAAGCAGTGGGTATTCCCCAGTGGGGCCCGGCTAAAATTTGAGTACCTTGAGCGTGATTCTGACGCGGAAAATTATCAGGGCCATTCGTATACGGATTTATTCTTTGAAGAATTAACCAACTGGAAAACCCCAACGCCAATCAATAAACTTAGGGCCACGCTTAGAAGTTCATCAGGTGTTCCGTGTCAATTCCACGCCACGGGCAACCCTGGCGGTCCAGGGCATCAATGGGTTAAGGCCCGATATATAGACCCATGCCCGACGGGTTATGAAATTATATCCGAAGAATGGGAAAACCCCTTCACTCATGAAAAGGTGAGGCAATCGAGGGTTTTCATCCCATCAAAACTATCAGACAACCCCACATTAATGGCCGACCCTGGTTATGTCGCACGGCTCTATCAGTCGGGTAGCCGGGAACTGGTGCGGGCGTGGCTGTATGGCGACTGGGATATTGTGGAGGGGGCCTTCTTCGATTGTTGGGGGCCGGAGCATGTTATCAGGCCGTTTGAGGTCCCAAAGGATTGGCTTAGATTCCGTTCGTGTGACTGGGGTAGCGCGAAGCCGTTTTCAGTCGGCTGGTGGGCTGTTGTGCCTGATTGGTTTGAAACCGTGTGTGGCGCACATCTTCCGCGCGGGGCGATTATTCGTTATCGGGAATGGTATGGCTGTGAGCGTGACCCTATATCAAACATTGTTAAGCCTGACACAGGGTTGAAATTAACAGCCGGGAAAGTTGGCGAGGGGATACTTGAAAGGGACGCGGGGGAGAAAATAGCTTATAGCGTTATCGACCCCGCCGCCTTCTCCCAGGATGGCGGGCCCTCTATTGTTGAGAATATGAAGGGTATAAATTGGCGTAAAGCTGATAACAAACGGGTTGGCACTCGTGGCGCCCTTGGCGGATGGGATATGATGCGGGCTAGGATGGTCGGGGAAGATTTCGGGGAGCCTTATGGCGAGCGCCCGATGATGTACGTCTTTTCGACGTGTACGGATTTTATAAGGACCGTTCCCGTGTTGCAGCATGACGAGAACCGGCCAGAGGACTTAGACACAGCCAGCGAAGACCACGCGGCGGATGAAGCTAGATATGCCTGTATGAGTAGGCCATATATCCCGAAAGAGAATATCGTGAAATTCAATCCCCAGATCGTCATCGGCGGTAAGTCAACCATGACTATCAACGACCTGATTGGCGCCGTGAAGCGGCGTGGCGCATTTCGTGATTAGGTGTTGCGAATATCCCGAAGTTGTGCAGAATCATCACGTGGATTTCCTTTGCGACAGGGCAAGACACAAAAACCCCGGAGCGCTGCACACGCTCTGGGGTTTCTCGTTTCAGCGTATTGCGAACCAACACACAACTGTGTAGAATAACAAACACCAGCGTCGAGAGGCGCCGTGTCCCATTGATGGAAACCCACGAATGGCAGACCAAGCCGAAGCCTCCGCTGGCACTTTAGACACACCGATAGACGCCGGCAAAGGGCCGCAAGGCGTCTATTCCCGTTGGATGATGGAAATCGAACTCGCATCCAAGACCGAGGAATATTGGCGCGGCCAAGCCAAAGACGTAAATGCTCGATACCGGGACGAAAAGGCCGACACGTCAAAGGGCAATACATACACCGTCAACGGCAACCGCTTTTCGGCCTCTAACCGCTTCAACATCCTCTACAGCAACATTCAGACAATCTGCCCGGCGCTGTATAACCAGTCGCCCAAGCCTGACGTTCGCCGCCGCTACCGTGATGCCGATCCGCTTGGTAAAGTTGTCGCTGATATTATGGAGCGGGCGCTTTCATACACGATGGATGAATACGACTTTGACCGATTCATGCGGCTGGCGATTAAAGACCAGCAACTAACCGGGCGCGGCGTGACCCGTGTTAAATACGACAGTGATTTCAAGAAGGCCGAGGACGAAGACGGCCAGGAATACGACGAAAAGGCCGGCGAGGAAGTATGCTGGCAACATGTCAACTGGTCCGACTTCCGTCATGGTCCGGGTAGGACGTGGGAGGAAGTCACATGGGTTGCGTTTCGCCACACGCTGACCAAGGCCGAGGGTGAGGAAAAATTCCCCGATACATTTGGCGACGTTGAAATGGATTACACGCCCGCAGGGATGGAGGATAAGGACGGCGATCCGATTACGGACACATTCAAGCGGGCTATCGTATGGGAAATCTGGGACAAGGAATCGAAGAAGGTCATTTTTGTTGCGCCGTCGCTGAAAGAGCGGCCATTAAAGACCGAGGACGACCCGCTAGGGCTAACGCACTTCTTCCCGATCCCCCGCCCGTTAATGGCGACGGAAAACACCGATAGCCTCGTTCCGGTCGAGCCGTTCCGCTTCTACCGCGACCAAGCTGATGAACTGGACGAAATGACGAAGCGCATTTCCGGCATTGTTCGGGCTTGTAAGGTGCGCGGCATTTACGACTCGACGATTTCCGAGATGTCTAATCTTATGGACGCCGGGGAAAACTTCCTAATCCCCGCCGCCGATGTTCTGCCGCTGATGCAAGCGGGCGGTCTCGATAAGGCGGTGTGGATTTGGCCTATCGACAAAATGGCGTCGGTGCTGGCGTATCTTTACCAGCAGCGCGAAGCCATCAAGACGACAATCTATGAAATCACGGGCATTGCCGACATTATGCGAGGCACGTCAGCCGCCCAGGAAACACTGGGGGCGCAGCAACTAAAGGCGCAGTTCGGCACGATGCGGCTAGACGACATGCGGCGTGATGTTCAGCGGTACGCCCGCGATCTGGTCCGCATGTCGGCGGAAATCATCGCGGAAAACTTCTCGCCCGACACCATGCAGATTATGACCGAGGTCGAGTTGCCGACCGAGGAACAGAAGCAAGCCGCAGTGATGCAAGTTCAGATGATGCAGGCGCAGGGGCAACCGATCCCCGCCAAGTTCGAGGAAGGCATGGCGTTGCCGACCTGGGAACAGGCGATGGAAATCCTCCGCGACGATAAGCAACGGGCATATAGGATTGACATCGAGACTGACGCCACGATAGCCGGCGATCAGGCATCCGAGCAGAAAGCCATCACTGAATTGTTGACGGGTATCAGCTCGTTCATTCAGAACGCCGGCCCTGCGGTGGCTGCGGGCTACCTACCGCTTGAGGCGGCGAAGGCGCTCCTGATGACTTCGGTTCGTAAATTCAAGATGGGCCGCGAGGTTGAAGATGCCTTGGATATGATTGGCGAGGGTGAAGACGAGGAAGGCGGGCAAGACCAAGCCATGGCGGCGCAGCAACAGGCCATGCAAGAGGCCCAGGCTGCAGAGCAGGCGCGAACTCAAGCCG